CGGATTCTGTTCTAAGTTTTAAAAATGTATTTGCATCTATAGCAAGATTTTCTCCTGCCGAATTTATAAATATATTACTATTGGCAAATTGGATTTTTTCACCAGTAGCCATAGTAACGGTCCCACTTATGGTCCCTCCTGTCTTTTTATCTAAAAATGTACCTGTTCCAAGATTTAAGTCTTTTGAGAAAGTTAGGCTATTCCCTCCGGGAGAACCAACTAAAAACATATCCCCTGTAATTCCGCTCGGAGTATCTAATAGGCCGCTAAAACTATTATTTGTGCTGGCTATGGCAGACGCCATATCTTTCACCGTAGCACTTCTACTGACTCCAGAATTAGCTACTACGACTAGGGCTCCTGTTGGTACTGGAGAAATCCCTGAAAGTTGAGATATTTTTTTATTTGCCATTCCTTATTCCTTTTATATTATACACTTTTTAATACAGGTGGATATCATTGCTTACTAGCAAATCCTCAGATTCTTCTAATTGTAAGTAGAATCTATCTATGTCATACGCTACTCCGTCAAAGTTTATTCCGCTCGAATTTTCAAGAAGGTGAAAATCTTCTATTACCCTATCTCCCAAAAGACCACTTATAAAAAATCCTTTAGTTAGATTGTCTGGATCTAACTCCGTACTAAAGATAGCTGAAAACTGCTTGCTGCTACCTATAGATGTGTCATAATCAAAAGAGTCAAGCTTGGCTTTATTAAAAGAATATTTTATTAACGGCTCCGTACCAGTCAACCCTAATACTCCTGCGTGTCTAGGAGAATCCGTCGATACAGCAGAGCATTCTTGAGATCGGTTTAAATTTACAGTAAAGTTATAATCTTGATTTAATTCCACTAAGTCTATTAAAGAGCCTGAGCTCATTTTCTCAACTATACCATTTATGCCTATTTGCACAGGTATTGTATAGTTTAACTTTCTGCTTATTGGGAACTTGTACCCTAAGCTAGTCTGAGCCTCTCTAGGAAGGTCAAAATTTATACTATAAGACTCTAAATGAAGATTATTAAAATCTATACCTAGACCAGAAAAAGAATCTACTGAAAAGTTTATATCTCCGGGCCTAATTACTGACATAGGATTCCTTGCTTTTATCTTCGGAATAACGCACTCTACGCCGCTTATTTGCGTGCCGCTTTTTGTTTCTATGGTTGGAGTTGTAAAACCGCTACCGCTTGTATAGAACATTACATTTTCTGATACATAAGAAATATCGACCCTAGGGAAGTCTCCTATGGAAGCTTCTGTAGAATAAGAAGTCATATAACAGTTGCCAAAAGCAATTACGTTATGCCCGCTACTTTTTATGTCTACTACATCTTCATGAGGGTTGTGGTAGGGAGGGTCTCCTATATTAACAGAAGTGGGAGGTATTAAACCATTTGTATCTCTTAATTCTAGGCTTGTTAACGAGTCGTTATTTGTTTGATTTAAATCTTCTTTATCTGAGCGTACGACTAAATAAAAGTTTTTCTTATCTTTAAAACTATCTTTTGTTTCGTCATCTTCTGCAAATCCAGAAATTAAAGATTGTCCGGTATTATTAGAAAAGAGCGGAGCACCTTCATGAGGATGCTCAAATCTAGGATGATTAACATATAAGCCTATTTTAGCTTCATTTGAAACATCTGAAACTAAATAAGAAAATGAAAAACTTACTTCAGGAGGATTTATAATTGGTCTATCTACTACAGACCGCGTATTTAATTGAGCTACTTGATGATGGGGGATACTAATATCGTAAGATAGCGCCTGAACTCTATCTAACTGTTTAATTAAATTGTGATTTATAACAGTATCAGAGTAATCATTATGAGAATCCCCTCCTGCATAATTTAAAAAATTATTGCCAGACGGTCCTACGAAAAGTCCTTCGACATTGTAAATAATCCTTGACATTATTCTTCATCATATTTACTACAATACAATATACCCGCCAAGAAATCATCTACTTGATGTTCGTAAGCTATAGACTGGATTTCCTTAACTCTTTCGTCGTTTCTATCAACTGGCTCAGCTGCATATCTTCCAGCTTTAGCTAACCAATTATCCGGGTCCTCATTATGAATTACTATATTGGAAATTTGTTGAGCAATTTCTTTTTGAGTCTTGTTCAATCGTTTACGATTATGTAATTGCCTTAAAGATGCTTCAACTTCCGAATTTAGCTTATCTGCTAAATTTAAATTGTCTCTGACTTTAGTTAAGCTAAACCTAGTCTGTTTCTCTGCTTTTAATCCTATAGGATTTTTAGTATCTGTTTCTTTTGGTCTGCCAGTACCTTCTGGTCTGCCTTTTTGTTGCGGAATAGGCTTAGCTTTTTGCGCAGGAATTTCTTTAGGAGGCTTATTTCCTAATACTGGCTCGTATAAACCATTATCTTTTAGTTCTCTAAATTTTTCTTGAGATTCTATAGATTCTTCGGTAGTTGGCATGCGGCCGGACTCTATGGCTTGAACACCTTCTTCTGGGGTTAAAACTCCTAGTTCAACAAGCCTAGTATATACTCTAGCGTAAACAGAATTATCTCTGAGATCTAAGTCTTCAAAATTTGGAGTAGGATAATTTTTAAAACCCATTTCCTTAGAGATTCTTTTAATTTCTGGTATTAAGAAATCATTAATAAATACTTTTCTTCCTTCATTAAGTCTTTCCATAAACACTTGGACTTTAATACTTGAATTAGCAAACTTCTCATCACTAAGAAGAATGTTATTCAGACCCATTTGAATATCATGATTGCACACTTCATATTTTTTAGGGTCAAGTATTCCTGCGATATCAGGGATAACGAACTTTGCTTGAGTAGTATAATCAGAAATGAGAACACGCCCTACGGATTCATTTTCAAATAGTTTCTGCATAGCCAAAAGGTTCTTTTGATTTACTCCACCTTTTTCCGGCTCTGCTCCCATAGTGACAAGAAGAATAGATTGATTTGTGGTTCTAGTAAGAGCCATGTCCATCTTTTTCATTTCTTGCTTCCAGTTAATGTCCTCTAAAACAGGATAACCCATCGGCACTGCGAAGGGTTCGTAATCTTGTTTTTTATAAAAGACTGCGGTAATTTTATCTAGCGGCAAAGGAATACTGACAGCGTTATACCCCGGCTTTTTATTTCCTTCTCCTTTAATCTTCTTAATAGTTTCACGATCAAAGCTTTCTAGAACTTGGCGATCTTCTTCTGTTCTTGGGTGCCTTAATCTCTCTAGTTCATAATCAGTAAGAATTTTTTTAAATTCTCCTGTGGCGAAAGTAATATTTCCAGATATTTGAATATCTGCTGGATTCAAAATAATATATCTAGCCGGAAGAGTAAATGAAGCGTTTGAATTTAAGCCAAAAGTCTGCGTCATCCTCGTGACGTCAGCTTGAGAAACGTTAGCATCAAATCTGTGGATAAAAACATTCCCAGATCTATAATACTCTCTGAAAAATTTACTCTGAAGATTATTAATGTTTATTTTCTTCAATAATGCATCAAAAAAATCTTTTGCTTTTTTACTTCCTCCAGTAAAGTAAATACCGCTCATAGAGAATTCTGTCATTAGATCAATAGTATTTCTAAAAACAGAAAAATTATAGTAAGCTTTCTGACATAGAACTATAGTGTCTCTAATATCTAGACTAGAATTATTGGTAATTCCTTGAGAATACCTAAATGGAATTATCCCGTCATCTATATTTCGATATCTATCGGTGCGTTCAATAGATCCAGCTTTATTGCGACGCGATCTAGTAGAAGCGACAGTCTCAATAAAATCTCCGCCTGCCATTAGCGGTTCGTTAACGGTGTTTTCGTTCTTAACTTTTCTTTTAACTGCCATTTTAATTTTAAATTACACTTAATCAATCATCCTTGGAACAAAAGTCGTATTAACTTCTTCGACTTTCATGTTCTTCATGTCATTATAGGCTTTAACAGCCCAGTTACCTAACATTAATGTTGTATAATTATCTTTTCTAGCACGATTAGCAGAAGTGCTTCTTCGGAGGTGCTGCGGAAGGTCAAACGTTTGAGTGCCTTTTGCAGTGGATTTAACCTCTACAAGAGCACATTGTTTCTTAGTTTGATAAATTAAAGTATCTTGAGTTTCTATCATTTCTCCTATATCGTTAAAGTGAGTCATTTTGAGGGGAACTTTAGCCGAAGATACTTTAGAGAAAAAACTGCCTGAGGCTGCTGTTCTCGAAGCAAAAAATATTCTTTTATGATCTATGCAAGATTGTAAATATTCGTTAGCATTTCTTAAAAAATCAGAACTAAAGATTTGTTTAAAGCAAACTATATTATCTTTTGGACTGTAAGCTCTTTTAACTTTTTTAAGTTCTTTATCATACTCTATTCCTTGTTTCTCTGTATTAAAATTAAAAAATTTAATTTCTAAGCCAGCTTCTCTAAAAACTTCAGATTCATTTGCACTGTCGATAAACTGATAACCTGCGTTATCTATAATTATCATTTTTATATTGAAGTTTTTGTATAGATAAAATAAATATTTAATATGATCTTTTAAATCTCCTCCAGCTACTGCATAAGAATGGACTAAGGTGTACGATCCTTCATCT